ATCCTCCTTTATAGTGATAAAAATCGTCTTAGAATTTCTTGTCTTCCTTTTCCTAAGTCTGATGGAAAAGAAATCCCTAGCACTCTACTAACGTCTCTATACTTTTTTCTTTTAATTACTTTTCTATAAGCATCATCAATAAACGGTCTTGGAGTCCTAGCAGTTGTACTTACTACTTTCCACTCACCAGTTTTAGGATTTAATCTTGGTCTACGTCCAAAATATTTTTTTGTATGTGCTTTTACTTTAACAGTATTAGATCTTCTTTTTACATTTAACATTGATCTTAAATCCTCATAAGTTCCTTCTCTAGGCTTTTCAGGATTTCCTGTTCCTATTCCTTTAGTATTAATCTCTAAGGCTAGTGGACTTCTCCTACCACTTCGTCTTCTATCATGCCTTTTTACTTTCTGTTCGTAATATTGTTCTGCTTCTTCCTTCCCATCGTGTATTAATCTAGCATGAGGAGCATCATATATTATTTCAAATCCTCCTAGAGTTGGAATGAGTTGACCACTTTCCTTTAACCATCCGGTATCCTCTGGACATAATCTTTGAGCTTCATCAAATACTTCCTCTCCAAGTGCTTGAATAGCCTCTAAAATATCAAATTCTTCTTGGGAATTTTCTGTAACCATAATCTATTATACTCACTGTAGAGGAATATTTTCCTTTATTATCTGTCTAGCTAGTAATTTATCAGCAACTTTATCTTCTAATTTATCCTTATTAACTAATAGCATTGTAGCCCCTACACCTACTGCGAGAGCCCCTACAATTGGTAATCCTTTAATAAGAGTTGACTTTACTATTCTATTCTCTGACATTATGTCTCCTTTCTTCTATGAATGCATTTGTCCGATATACATAATTGTCATCAGACATATTATAACAGTTATACTTGAAGCCCAGAATTTAATCCACTCCCAAGTGCTTGTATGTGTTTTTTTATTCTTTTTATTCACCTTCTAAAATTTTCATCCCTAGGGCAATTATGCCCCCAATAGTAGCTGTTGATACTTCAGGCATCCCATGAAATAATCCTACTACAGAAAGTGTAGTAAGACAAGCTATAGCGAGAAATATTTGTGGTCTAAATTGTCCCATAATAGTTTTCTCCTTTTGTTTTTTATTTTGATCTTTTTATCTAATAGCTGAATCTAGTGCATCTAATGTTTTCTCTATGTACTGCAATTTAGTAGAAGTAACATCAAGTAATCCACGCAATTCTATAATTGATGTTGAACCACTATTATCTCTAACTTCCTGTACTTCAGCCTGCAACGCAATAATATCATCTTGCATATTCGCAATATTATTTTGTAGTGTTAGATAAGTACCTATTACAGTTACCAACATAGAGAAGAAAAAGATGACTGCACCCAAACTAATCTTATATTTAGTTTTTCCTACTTGTACTTCCATTAGTCATAATCTCCGTATGTTCTGGTATCTCCATAACCCGACAAATTTAATTGTTTAAGGACATCATTAAACCCCGAATGGTCTGACATGATAGTCCGCATTTCATTTTCTATAAGTGCATCTTTAGTTTTAAGCTCTGCAATTATTTTCTCTAATTCATCTATAGCTTCTTCTAATTCTGATGGGTCAAATTTCATACTATGCATTTCATCCATCATAGCAATTTTTTCTTTAATATTTTCAAGGTCTTTTTGAAGAACAGCGACATCAACTGTAGTTGCTTGTTCTTGTAAAGCCACAACAGAAGTATCTAAATTATTAACTGTGCTATCCAATTGAGCTACATACCAAATAAGTCCGAATGCCTGAACAATAATTGCTATTACTAGACCTATTGATACTTTCATGTTCTTTAAATTTTCCATTATGGATTAACCTGTCCCGGTGGAGTAGGTTCTGATAATAACACTTCATAGTTATTATTAACTTCCCATATGCTTGCAAGTGTACTAGATTGTACAGTAAATTCTTTTGTTGCTAAATTACTGTCATGTCCAATTTGTGAAAACTGAACTGTTAGCTGACCAATATCAGCCTGTCTAATAACACATGTTCCACCTGATGATACTATGTTACTTAGAACTAACTTATTAACTCTAGCATTACTAGTTGTTAAACTACCTGTGTCCAACCAAATTCGGTCATAAGTACCGCCTTCAGTCTGAAGTAAATCCGCCATAAAGTTACCACCTGATACTCTTAAGTTTCTAAGTGTACTTGTAAGAGTCTGGGCAATACTAAGCCCATCTGCTATGTTATCTTGAATTACTATCTTATGGGCATTCACATCTGATAGCGTTAAAGTTTTACAGGTATTTCTATCAAACATTAACTCACCTATTTCTAGTCTCGCGTCTTGACCTGATTTACCTTCAATTAATATGGCTTCAGATTTACCTGATGGTAGTGCTGAACCTGTATATGCAGTACCAATTGACACATTAGAAATATTTATTTCTTCGACTGGTGTGGTCCCAAGTACTATTCTGAGCGTGTTGTCTTGTGGATTATCTTTTCTCCACGCCATTTCTCTCTCTAATTCTTCATCAGGATATTCTGATGGGGCAGCGTATATTCCCGGAGAACCATTAGCAAAGCTTCTTTCTACCACTATTTCATTTACTGCAACAGCTGTTCCTGTAACAGAACCAGCGGCTAGCAAACCTACTGCCATTTGTGGGTTTAATCCCATAGCCCTTAACAATGAATATGGAGATTTCATTACAGTAAAGAACCTTCTCCACTTATCAGATTCACCATTTAAGTATTCAATCTTTTTAAATAACCAGTCTCTTAATCTCTTTACATCTTTATATAATGTAATTGGAGACTTTAAAATAGCCATAGGAGCTTCTTTAATACCATTTATTAAAGTGGATAAGCTTCTAAGATGTATTGCAAGTCCTAGTAAAATAGTAAATGCAGATGTACCTAATGAATAATAGTAGTATTGTTGTAGAAAGTCAAGATATGACATTACCATTGAGTATGTAAGTATACCGAATGGGGTTTCTATCGGGGCAATTTTCCACCATAGATTGACTGGATTAATAGCAGTAATTGCGAAACCTAATGTTCCTGCAATTATTGTAAAGAATGTAAACATTCCTAGTGCTAAGTTTCCAACTTTTTTAAAGTTAGGTAATTTTATTTTCATTTGGCTCCTCTAGCTAGTATATTCGCCGACAATTAGCATCAAAACAAAACACCCTGCAATAAAGAAGGCTATTTTTATTAAATCTTTAGTTGACATATCTTCATTTATCTCCCCATAAAAATGTAGATACTAATTGTCCTATTATAATATCTATACTATTATACTAGATTTTGGCTCCAAACTTCCGGTAAAATGTCATTAAATTGACTTTCAGTGGCATCATATCGGTTTAAATAGATAATTTCTTTACCTATTTCCCCATATTTTGGATGGTAGTACAATACTAGCTGTCTTGGCTTATTAATTGCCTGAACTCTCTGCATTGCGAATTCATCTCCACCTTTCATACAACCACAGATATGTATGTTACCTGTTCCAATATCAATCTCATCTATTCTGTGGAAGTGTCCCATCAAAACAGAATCGAAGTATGTAGACATTCCTGCTTCTTCTAAATCTTTAACTTCAAGATTTCGGATTTCATCTTCTAATCCTCTTCTGAATTGAAGTACATTTCTCATATTTAACACACCCTTAGTGATTGCAGTACCACTACCAGCTCCATTAATGAAGTCTCCATGTGTCAAAAGTATTTGTCTATTAGCTACTTCAATTGTAGTAGAAAATGTTTTTGGAATATGGAATTCAATGTTAGTTTGATTCCTGCAAAATGCTGAAATCCATTGATACAACATATAATCCCAATCTTGATGCTTATCTTTCATAGGTGGTTTCCTAGTCATTCTACCATGATTACCTACTACACAAGCTACTCTAACTTTATTAAAATGTGGAGCTAGAAATATTAATGCTTGAGCAATTAAGTTAGCTCCTCGTATCATTTGTCCCATACAGTTGTCCACATTCGTTCTTGCTAACTCTTCATGTATGTCTCCACTAATCATATCGCCTAACATAGGAACTACAAGTTCATCTATTTCTACAGAGTTTCTTCTAAGTTCTGCTAGTGTTAATACTTGATTTGCCCATCCATAAAGCCTTCGGTTGAATATGTCAATATTGTAATGATTCAAACCTGCCATCTGATCACTTTCTACTCTATCTCCAACGTGGGTATCAGTAAGCGGAGCAATCATACTTTGAGCACTGCTACCCTTTATCTTTCCTGAAGGCTTTCGGATTTTAACTTTTTTAGCTTTATCGAATGCAGGTGCTAATTTAATAATTGACTCTTCAAAGATTTCTTGTTTAGCTTGATCTTTGATTGTAGTTTCATAAAGTTTTTTGAAATATTTAGCTTCCGCTTTATAAGTTTCAGCTTTCTTTCCCATCTTAATATGATGAGTTGGATCTAATTCAGGATCTATTATAGCTTCCTCTTCGCCTAAATAGACCTCCTTGTCGTACCATCTTTGAATATTGGTTCGATGTATTTCTATGCCGAATACTGACTTCAGCCATTTCGATAGACCTGTCCAAGTTGCTCCCGCTTGTCTTCTTCGTATTAGTTCTGTTTGTGCCTTGGCTGGTATCTTTGTCTCGCCTTTGTTCCACATGTTTGCTCCTTGCTAACTTTAATATTATTGCTCTTCCACACTGCATGCATTTTAAATCATCATCTTCATCTAATCTCATAAAACCACCACATTTATCACATATATTTCCAGTGCTCTTATTATATTTTATCATATTTGACCTAGCTGTGTCAAGTTTATTTGATGCCTTTTAGTAGTTTTGGGGTATACCATATATCTATATCAGATGCTTCCTTACCTTCTTCTAGGTATACTGAGCCATCTTCAAAATATAATGGTCCTTTAAATAGATTGAGTCCGTCTTTTAATTCAGTTATAAAGCTACTTACTTTAGCTTTTTCCTTTGGATCTAAACCATCTCCATATTTAAAACCTACAATAGATTCTTCTAAATTAGCCCAGTTAGGATCAGTCCAGATCCACTTATTTTCAAATTTACCTGAGTTACTTAGTTCAACCAGTTCTAAATAGTCATAGCCCCAATTAAAGTAATTTACTCCTAAACAGATTGAGGGGGCTTGTTCACAAGCTCCTTTGTAATCGTAAGGTACTACCCATATATCCTCTCCTCCAGCGGCTCTTTGTCCTGCAACAACTACGGCTTCAGTAGTATCTATATGAGAGATTACAACGTCCCTACCAGAATCATAAAATTCATTAACTACTTGTGTTGGATCTAAAGTCATGCCCGGAATATGAAACCAGAATCCAATCCAAGTTACATCGAAATCAATTTCTTTATCTCCAGCACAATGTAAAGCTCCAAGGTAAGTAGCATTTGCTAATCTTCTTGTCTCATCATTAACTAATGGACCAAGGAAACCAATCTTTCCTTCTTTAGATTTAATAGCTGCTGCACAACCTGCAATCATCTGACCATATTCCATTTTACCCATTACATTAGATAGGTTTTTTAGTTTAGGTTTATAACCTTGTCCGACTACTAATGCACTATCTCCTGTAGACCAGACGAAATCGGTGTCTGGATATTTCTCTGCAGCTTCTAATATACCATCTTTCATATCATCTGAAGTAGCAAAAATTATAGATGCTCCTTGAGAGATCATATCTTCGGCAATTGAAGGGATAGTTAAGTCTGGGGAATCTGCGGGGTTTACAAGATCAACTGTTATCATTTCTCCACCTAGTTGAGAAACTACATACTCACCACCTTCGTAATGAGCTTGAGACCAACCCTTATCGTTTTTAGGACCGACTAAGATCATTCCGATCTTCGTGTCCTTTGGTTCTTCTTCTATACTTCCACACCCTAGCAATAAGAGTGGAAACATTGCTAATAATAAAATAAATTGGAAAAACTTTGACATTTCGTCCCCCTTTTCTAATTAATGGTTCTATACTATTATACTGTATTAGGAGATATATTTCCCACTAATTCTTTTTAATCGTCTGTAGAGTAAGTTCCTTTTTGTCCTTTAGGATGCACTACTTCTTTCACATGGTTTTCTTCTTCAATCATGTCTTCGTCTTTTACATCTTCATCCTCATCAAGTACTTCTCTTTCTTGAAAGGTAGTTTGAGTAACTGCACCACCCACTTCTTTATCTATAGTTAGATATTTATCTATAAATTTCTCTAGTTCGTCTTTATTTATTTCAGGATTGTCATCAAGGTTATCCATTCTACCTCCTCTTTTATAAGGGTTAGAACTATCAGCTGATGGAGATAAACCTTTTTGAGTAACTAATTCAGGTGTATCTGCGGACATAGTTTCATCTTCGGTTGACTGATCTCGCCCTTCTTTTCTAGAATCATCATCTAGATTTCTAATTCTTTGTTCCATATCTTTTTGCTCAATCACTGCCGATTCATCTTCTTCATGATTAATCTCTCCTTTAAATTCAGAGGCTTTAGGAGGTTCTTCATTACTATTAGGTTTCTTCCAGTCTAATTGTTTTCTACCTAAGTTGCCTCCATATCCTCTTGTAGGATATTCTGCTTTCCTTACCCAATTAATTAATTCAGTTAGTTCTTCTGAAGCATTGTAAGATTTTTCCATGGATTTTGGTACAGGACTAAATTCTCTAAGAAAGGCATCTAATCTCTCAATCCCACTCTTTTTCTTTTTAGGCTTCTTTATATGAGGTTCTTTTCTTTTGTAACCTCCTCCACCATGAGTTGGATTGAAAATTCCAGAATCTGTAGATGTAAATACAGTTCCACCACTATCCCCAAAACTACCTGACGTAGCGGCTCCACCTTCTTTCAATAACTTTAATAATTTAGTAAGTGTTTTATTCTTCTTCATCAGTATTTTCCTCCCGTCTTTTATTGGAAGCTGAAGGTGCATAACTTATTTTATTTGTTGCATTGGATGGTAATGGTGGGAAAGTTGCTTTCTCAACATGTCCAACACCACTTGCTCCTAATGATGCTACAAAGTCTGTACCTCCTTCAATGAACCACATCTTGGATCCATCTGGACTAATAGATTTAACTATAGGAGCTTGGAAGCCCTTCTCTGATAAATCTTCAATCCATGTTTTTGCGAAATATTTAGGTCTAGGTCTCATATGAGCTGGGATTTTATCTAGCCCATAGTTCCTATCTTCTTCTTTTTCTTTCCTGTTTTCAAAATATGTATCTATATCTTTTTCTTTTTTTCTAGTGGGATCAAATTCTTTGCCATCATATGCTTTATCTAGTTGCACAGTTTGGATAGCTACTTTATTATACTTCTTAGATCCTGTTAATTCTTGCATTTTATCTTGATATTCAGAGGAAAGTTTAGTATTTTCTCTGTCTACTTCATCTTTTAATAAAACATATTTACCTTCTTTGGTATACCCAAAGACATTTGGAAGGATATAAGAATCTAAAGTCATGTCTGTTTTCCAAAATTCTCCCTTAGTATCTGGGTGATTTAATTGTTTTGCTGCATCAGTAGCCATTCGTTTCTGAAAATCTTGAAAATCTCCCCATGTTTTTACAAAACCTAAACTACCTTTTGTTTTAGATACAAAGTCATTAATGTTTTTGATTGTCATATTAGTTGCTTTTGAATGTCTAAAGGTATGATTTTTAATTACATAGCCATCTTTAACTTTCATAATTGCATTATGATATTTTTGAACATCTCCTTCATTGTAAAATTTACCATCTTGTTCAAACACATAATCATCTTCATTTTTATTTTTTAGTACAGTTTCTAAACCTTTTGCTAATCCAGCATTTTTTATAGTTCCAGACTGTATAGTTTCTTGTTTTCCCGGAAAATTATATTTAATTGTATCACCTGTTACTGATATATGTTTCTTTTTAAATGTAGAAGTTGCATATGATTCTGCTTTTTTAGCGTCTTTTATGCTCTTAAATGTATCATCAGGATTTCCTATCCTAAGCCCTGTTTCCATCATAATACCTGTCATTAAAGCTCTTACATCAGGTTTATCACTGTTATATTGAGTCTCTAACTCTTTATTTAATAAAGGCATCTGTTTTCTTAATGCTTTTATTCTATATTCTTTTTGATCATCTTTTAATGCTTTAATTTCTGGATGTGTATAACCCGGACCTTGAGTTCTACTTAAAGTACCTTTCTCTTTATTTTTAGCTTTATGTTGAAATTCAGCAAA